GTGACGGACCGCACTCAATCATTGCCGATTTTTCCGCAACGTCCTGCGCGTATCCCGGCGCGTGGAATCCTGACTCGGCGGATATGGCTGATTGGAATTGCGGCATCGGTTCGCGGGTGGTTGAGTTGGTCGGAGGCGATGCGTCGAGCATCAACCTCGGTGCGTGTCTGCTATCGACCGATTCGGCGCAGGCGCTCAACCTGTCGGTGTCGCCGTCATTCTCCGGCACGATCCTCACCGATGGCGCGACCCTCGTCGGATTCGACATTGCCTGGGACGCATCGCAGTCGCTCGGCTCGGCCACCATTCGATCCAGCCCGACAGCGGCTATTGGCGGCACGACACTCAACAGCACCACGATCCGCGCCGGCACCGAGGATGCGCTGGCTACGGTGTCCAATGGCTTCACGGCGAACAATGCGACCTTCGTCGCGGAAGGCGCAACTTATGGCCTGCGCGTTGCGGCGGCGGGTACGCTGAACATCAACGCCGGAACGACGTTTTATGGATTTACGAAAGACATTGACATCACGGCAACGACCGGCACGGTGACTATTGCGCTGGCCGCCGGAGTACCGGAGCCAACCTATCAGACGGCAGGGGCGGCGGTGGACGTTACTGCGCCGCCCGTTACGCAATCTGTCGCCATCACCGGCCTCGCCACCACGTACCGCCTGCAGATTTTCGACATCGAATACGACCTGACTGTGTCCGGCATCACGGTGACGCCGACGGCCGGCGCGACCTACACCCACAACGGCATCACTTGGACCGTGCGTAGCACCAGCATCACGCTTGGCGCAGGGACCATCACGGTCTATGGCACCGGCACTCCGGCAACATCCGGCACGCTGACCAAGACCGGCGGCACGGGCGACGCCTCGGTGGTGTTCTCGGCTTATGCCGTGGGTGGCACCGAGCTGTATATCGGCGTGCCGGCGGCAACCTCCTACACCTGGACCGATAGTGTCGCCGCTGCCGCGCCGCGCGTGATCCGCGTCCGCGTCATGGAAGACGGCCCCGGCACCGGCGACGCCATCGAAATGATCGACGCGATCGTCGGCATGTGCGGCATCACCGACGGCACCGAGTCGGTCGGCTACCTGGTGGCGGCGGTGGCCGACGATGTCTATAACGATCGCGGCGTCGATGGCAGCGCCATCACCGGCATCACCATCGACGACACCACGCTGCGCCTGGAGATCGCCAGCGGCACGATCACCAACTACAACGGCACCGACGTCCTGGTGGTCGATGGGCGCGACCTGTATGCCTATGAAACGTACTGGCTCGGCACCACCGCCGGCATGCGCGACGAGGCGCGATTTATCGAGGCCATTGACGCGGTGAACTTCCGCTGCTCGAATTTCAAGCTGAAGGGCACGTCCGGCTACCCGATCATGATCAACAACTGCTTCATTGTCGATGCGGCCACCGGCATATTCTCGTCGATGGTCGATTACTCCGGCGACCCGATCAGCAACCATCCCGAGCACATGAAAGCGATCGTGGTCAGCACTTCCGACAGCGTGGTCACCGGAACGCTGGCGGAATTCATTGCCGCGGTGCCGACGGCTGCCGCCAACGCCGCCGCCGTCTGGTCTAAAACCCTGCCGCTATGACCGCCGCCGAGCGCCTGGTCGCGCTGGCGGGCAGCACCGGAACCGCCGCCGCGCTGCTGTTGATGCTGGCCAGCGGGGCCACCGCCGGCGAGGCGCTGACGGCGTATTCCGGGCTGGATGGCGAGACAGCAGCGGTGCATCTGATGACCGATGTCGGCGGGGCCGAAGAAGACGACGAAGAGCCGGCCCGCTACTGGGGGCCGCCCATGCCCACCTACATCGACCCGCGCCCGCGCCGCCGGCGCGAAGAAGAAGCGCTGGTGCTGTGCGGCCTGTGCTGAAAAGGACATTTACCCCTGCCGATGTCCCGCTGATTTCTTCATTCTTCGCTTATGGAGACCCAACCCATGACCAAAGAACTCAAGCCCGGCACCCGCGCGGAGCGTAGCTTCGCTGTGCAGCGCGCCGCAATCGACCAGACCGCGCGCACCGTTGAGCTAGCCTTTTCGTCCGAGGAACCCTACGACCGCTACTGGGGCCGCGAGATCCTCGATCATTCCAAGAAATCCGTGCGGCTCTCCCGGCTCAAGTCCGGCGGGCCGCTGTTGTGCGATCACGAAACCGACGACCTCGTTGGTGTCATCGAATCCGTCCGCATCGACGCCGACCTGGTCGGTCGCGCCGTTGTCCGCTTTGGAAAAAGCGAGCGGGCCGAGGAAGTATGGCAGGACGTTCTCGACGGCATCCGGCGCTGCGTCTCCGTCGGCTACGTGATCCACAAGGCGCAACTGGTCGAGACCGGCGACACCGCAATCGACACGTTTCGCGTCACTGACTGGGAGCCCTACGAGATCAGCCTGGTGTCCGTCCCTGCGGATACCACGGTAGGCATCGGCCGGGCCATGGAAGACAGCCCCGTCGTGCATCTCTCCGCATCCACCCCACCGATCGCATCACCTTCGCCTATTCAGGAGAAAACCATGGAACAGAACACCCAGGCCGTCGACCAGGCCGCCCTCGAAGCCCGCGCTGCCGAAGCCACCAAGGCCGAAAGCCGTCGCGTCAATGAAATCCTTACCGTCGGCGAAGACCATGCCGACATCGGCGGCCTTGCCCTCGCGCGCGCTGCCATCAAGGACGGCACCACCGTCGCCGACTTCCAGTCCAAGCTGCTCGCCGCCAAGCGCGAGAAGGGTGCCTCCGGCATCCAGTACGGTCAGGGCGCCCGTAGCGAGGACAACCTCGCCGCCGATCCCAAGCGCGGCTTCGCGTCCTACGGCGAATTCTGTGCCGACGTCGTCCGCGCCGCCACCGGCAAGGACGTGTCCGAGCGCCTGGTGCGCGCCGCCACCACCTTCAGCAACGAGAGCAGCGGACCGGATGGCGGCTACGCCGTCCCGCCCCAGTTCGCCAACGAGATCGCCTCGGTCGCCTACGCCGAAGAGTCGCTGCTTTCCTTGTGCGACAACACGCCGGTGTCAGGCAATTCCATGACCTTCCCCAAAGACGAGACCACGCCCTGGGGCAGCACCGGAATCACCGCCGCATGGGAAGGCGAGGGCAACCAGAGCACGCCGAAGAAGGCCGCGCTGGGCGAGTCGCAGCTCAAGCTGCGCAAGCTCAAGGTGCTGGTCGCCGCCTCGGAAGAGTTGCTGGCCGATGCCTCCGCGATGTCTGCCTACATCACCCGCAAGTGCGGTGAGGCGGTGGACTGGAAGGTGAACGATGCCGTGGTCAACGGCACGGGCGCCGGCATGCCGCTGGGCATCATGGTGGCCGCATCGACCGTGTCGCAGGCCAAGGAAACCAGCCAGACCCCTGCCACCATCAACGCCGCCAACGTGGCCAAGATGTTCGGCCGCGTCATCGGCGGCGCCGGCGCGAAGCTGGCCTGGCTGGCGCATCCCGATGCGTTCAACCAGATCATCACCCTCACGCTGAACAACAACCCGATCTGGACGCCGCCGTCGGAAGGCTTCAAGGCCGCCCCGAATGGCCTGTTGCTCGGCCGCCCGGTGCTGCTCACCGATGCCTGCCAGACGCTCGGCACCGTTGGCGACATCATCCTGGGTAACTTCAGCGGCTACCGCGCCATCACAAAGGCCGGCGGCGCCGAGTTCGCGCAGTCCATGCACCTCTGGTTCGACCAGGACCTGATGGCCTTCCGCCTGATCTTCCGCATGGATGGTCAGCCCTCCCTGGCCAGCGCCTTGTCGCCGAAGAACGGCCGCTCGACGCGCGGCCACTTCGCCACCCTGGCCACCCGCGCCTAATGCCGACGGGCCTGGTCCCTGACCAGGCCCAAGACGCCAACCCGGCCACCCGCACACCGAATTAAAGGAGAACACCATGCAAGCACTGAACCTCATCGACGCGGCCAAGATCGTCTTTGGCTCCCCCATCATCGGCGCCCTGGCCACCACCAACGGCGATTGCGACTACGTGAGCCTCAAGGGCTACGGCCGCTGCACCATCGTCATCGCGGTCGACAACGCCGCCACCGTCACCGGCGGCGCCATCACCCTCAAGCAGGCCACCGCCGTCGCCGGCACCAGCGAGAAGGCCCTGGCCTTCACCAAGATGTGGGCGAACACCGACACCGGCGCCGCCGATACGCTGACCGAGACTGCCGTCAGCTCCAACACCTTCACCACCGACACCACGGACAACAAGAACCTGCTGTACGTGATCGAGGTCAAGGCCGATGATCTGGACGTCGCCAACGGCTTCGACTGCGTCCGCGTCGATTCCCTGCTGATGGCCAACGCGGTCGGCTTCGTGCAGTACATCCTGCACGGCGCCCGCTACGCCAGCCCGCTGGCCGTGGCTGCCATCACCGACTGATAGCCGGGACTGATGGCCGCTCCCTTCGCCGCCTTCGAAACCGCCACGGCTGCTTCGGCCGTGGCGGCGCTCGCCAATGTCACGGCGACGGTCGACGGGGCGACGGTCAGCGGCATCTTCGACAATGATTACCTGACCGCCATGGGCATCACCGCCGGCACCGGCCCGGTGCTGCTCTGCGCCGCGGCGGATGTCACCAGCGCCGATCAGGGCGACGCCGTCACCATCGGCGCCGCCAGCTACACCGTCACCAGCAAAGAGCCCGACGGCACCGGTATGGTGCTGCTCCGGTTGCAGGAGGCCTAAGCCATGGCCGACCACCTGCACAAGCAGATCCGCGCCGCCATCGTCACTGCCCTCACCGGCCTCACGACCACCGGCTCGCGCGTCTACGCCAATCGCCTGCAGCCGTTGCCGGATGCCCTGAGCCCGACGCTGCTGGTCACGCTGGACGAAGAAACCGCCACCGCGGCCACGTTCCATCCCAATCCCATCTATGAGCGGGAGCTGCGGCTGACGGTGGCGGCCATCGCCAAGGCCACCAGCGGGCTCGACGACACGCTGGACCAGATAACGAAAGAAGTCGAGGTGGCGCTGTCCGCCGGCATCACGATCGGCAGTCGCCGCCTCGACTTCACCTATAGCGGCATGAGTTTCGACGACGAGCAAAGCGACAAGCCCGTCGGCATCAAGCGCATGAA